ATTACATTCAATCCGGTTTCAACTACGTTCTTGATTAAATCCCAAACCGTTGTTACAATCGGAACTATAGCGTTCCATCCGGCTTCAATAATTGGGGCAATGGCGTTTACAATCGTTTCAACTACTGACTTAATAGCGTTCCATACGGTTTCAGCCGTCTGAAGAATAAGCTGGTGATTCTCATTCCACCAAGAAATAAGAGTTCCGAAAATCTGTTTTACAAAATTCACTACTTCATTAATGGCGCTTGATACGGCTTTATAAACAGCCTGAAAGGCCGAGTTAACCTTGTCCCTAAATTCCTCACTAGACTTATAAAGACCCACTAAACCGGCCACAAATAGCGCAATAACACCAATTACAGCCCAAACCGGGGCGGTAATGGAACCTATAGCGGTACCGATTGAACCAAAAACGCCGGAAATAGCTGATCCCCCAGCGGTAGCACTTTGAAAACCAGCGATCAGGCTTGAAATAGCGCCTGAAACCTTACTTACTACCCCTACAATGGTCCCTACTACCTTTGTAACCGTTCCTACTACTGTCATAATAGGCCCGATTGCTACGGTGAAGGCTCCCACCCATTTTTGAAGCGGTGAAAGTGGTAAGTTATCCCAAATAGTACCTAATACCCGTACAATGTTATTTTTAAAGTTGATAATTGTATCTTTTAAGTTTTGCATTAGGCCTTTTATATCAGCGTTTTTCTGACCAAGGCCGGCCACAAGGTTTTGGGCTGAAGCTTTCATAGCTTCAAAAGATCCGGAAACTGTTTCACTCGCTTCTTTTGCTGTGGTTCCGGTTACTCCTAGGCGCTCTTGTGTAACGTGGATAGCTTGAATTAACTTATCAAACGGAATGTCTTTCACGTTTTTAGCCGTAGCCTTGAAGCTGTCACCCATTACGCCGGATTCATTAACCAGCCGGGCCATTTCTTCCTGTGTACCACCATAACCAAGTTTCAAGTTATCAAGCATGGTATAGTTATCTTTTGCAAAACCTTGGTAAGCGTTTTGAATGTCTGAAATGTTAGTACCGAACTTGTTCGCATTATCAGACATATCAACTATAGCCATATCCGCATATTTGGCGGCCTGTGCCGTGTCACCACCAAGTCCCTGAAGCAAGCTAGCACTAAATGAAGTGACTTGCTCCATATATTTCACGCCGGAAACGCCGGCCCGCTTGTATGCTGTTTCTGAGTTCTTGATAACAGTATCAGCGGAACCTTTAAACATGGTTTCAATACCACCTACGGCCTGTTCTAGACTTGCGAACGACTTGACCACTCCACCAATAGCACCAACTACCGGCAATGTGAAACCAGCTGTCATTCCGGCCCCTACCTTGATCATGGAATCACCGACGCCGTGAAGTGTCCCGCTTAATTTTTCAAGACTTGACCCGGTTTGATTCCGCAAGCTTTCCAAAGAGCTTTGGGCTTCTTTTAAACCGCTTCTAAAGTCTGAAACATTCGCTTTCAGTATGGCCGTAACGTCAAAATCTGCTCCCATTAAATCCCTCCTTTCCTTGTTTGATTTATTAATCTGTTCCGTTCCGCCATGTCTAGTTTTCTAGGCGGTACGGTTTTTTCTGTAGGTTGATTTTTTTGGAAAATCCTGTCGAATTCTTCTTTATGGTTATAAAATTCTTCAAAATTCCTAAACGCCGGACGGGCTGACTTGCCCCGGCCTTTTTGCGCTTTAACAGATTGATTAAACCAAGCCTGAATAGCGGAGTTTAGGCGCTTATCTTCTTGCTGAATAGCGTAGGCCATGTTATAAATCTCAAATTCTTCTAGCGTGGTCCGCATTGCTTCCCGGAAGGTCATACCGTGCCGGGCAATAAGGAGCGCTAGGGCTTCATCATAGCCAAAATTAGAACTTGACGGGTCGGAGTTCCCTACTCTACTAGGTTCATGGCCTTTTTGAGTAGGGGTGACGCTTTTAACTCATTAACCAAGTCTTCAATAACTTTGTCATACTGATCATTTAAGAATAGTTCTTCAAGGTATTTTTCAATAGCTTCATTTGAAGGCTTTTGCGCTTCCGTAACTGTCCCGGCTTTGATCACGTCGATAAAGGCCAAAGGGTCATTTAAGGCTTTCCCGGCATTGAATAGCGTCATAGCGCCATAACCGGTTTTCATTCCTTCTAATTCCGCTGAATGAAGCTTGTTCATCTCACGCAAAAAACCAATTCCAAAATGTAAAGTGTATTCTTTTCCACCGATAGTTAAAATCATGTCTTTTTTTCTCCTTTTAATCCAAAAAAATAAGGGGCTTTTAAAGCCCCTGAAAAATTAGGCTGGTAACCCTGTACCTTCGCCCTCTTTAGCCAAAGTGTGGTATTCATATTGCGCCTTATTAATGGCTGATTTTTGGCTTTCTGTGAGTGTGTCAGTACTGATCACGCCGTTTCCATCAATAGCCATTTCATAAGTAAGCTCTACTTTATCATCAGCGGGCGCGGAAATTTCAAAGTTTTTGAAAAATCCTTGGTAATATTCCACATCATATTTTTCCTTCCCACCTTCTTCAAACTTACTTGCTAGGTCCACGATCCAAACTTCAATTTTATCGGTATTGCGGAACCAAGTGCGCATTTCTTTCCACATATTGACCGTGTCTTTATCTTCACGGTAAGCAAGTGAAGTAAATTCGCCTGAAGTTTCACCGTCTGAAACTGAGTTAACTACTCCGTCTTTTGTTTTTGTGGTTTCTACTTCTTTTTCAGCGTTCAAAGTTAATTCCGTTTGGAATCTTACTTTTCCGGCGTCTTGTTTCTTTTGATCTTTAACACGTCGGAAAAACGCGATAAAGTCTTTTCCTTGAATTAATTCTGCCATTTGTTATTTTTTCTCCTTTTTCGTATAGGTAAAAGAAAAGTCCAAAACCACATGAAGCAATGGCTGGACATCTGTGTTATCGGGTATGATCTGTTTGTTTGTAGTAGTGTGGTTTAAATTATATTCCCACTTCCCGGAAATATTTTTGACAAGCGTTTCTAAATAGGCTGAAATATCGTCCAAAATGGCCCGTTGTGCCCTTGTAGCGTAAATGTGGACCGTTTGGCCCACTGTGCCCCAAAGGTCGTTATTTTGGGCTTCCTGTGCCGTATTTTCGCCTATGTAAATAAAGGGGTACTTTGTCCCAGCTTCCGGTAAAAAATCAAAAGTTGGTGCTTTTGCTTCAGCCAACTGATAAATTAATCTAAATAATTCATGGTTTGGCGTCATTTGAACACCCCTTTCATTACGTTGGTCATGTCTTCCTGAAATTGCGGTTGAATTTCCTGAACCGCCGGGCGCATGAATGGCGTCCCCGGTTGAAACCGGGTCCCATATTCCTGATATCCGGAATATCCGGCTTGTGCGTGAATATGTGCTTCCATACCGGGGTAAGAAGTAGTAATATGATTTTTTAAAAAGCCCGTGTCTTCAGGGGCTTTCTTTTTTGCTACTGCCTTAGTACGTTCACCGTTATTTTTCAAGACCGCTATAGAAAGCTTAACGGCGTTTGGGTGTGCGTTTGAAATGGTCATGGTCAACTTCTCCAAGCCGTGCCATTTAACACTAACCATTGTTAGGTCCTACCTTTTTCAAGCGTACAGCCCCTTTTATTGGGGCGTCAATCGCTTCAATAGGTTCATAGGTATCGCCGTTAAAAACGGCTTGACTAAAAGGCGCTTGCTCTTTCTGAAACCGGCAAGAAATGACTATATCTGTCCGGTTCCCGTAGTTTTCAAACACCTTTAATTGAGTGACTTTATTAACCAAGCAAGGGACTGTTACTGTCTTTCTCGCTTCCATTTCATACTTATCCGTTTCCGGATTGTACTTTTTACGCCCCCCACAAATTAAGGTAATTCGGTTTGGTGTCTTCATAGGAAAAACACCTTTCCACGCTCACGCTGTGAACCGTCTAGGCCAAAATCTTTATTAAGAATGGCCATGTATGGTTTGAATAGGTTATCCCATTCCTGATAGGTAACAGAATAACCGTCAACCGTTTCAGACGTTACGCCCTCGGAACCTTTCCGGCCGTATAGCTTATACACCACATTTTCGATCATGAAATTATACTTACTAGCTATTTCCGCCGTGCCTGTCAGGCCTTTGAAATAACTTTCAGCGTCTTCCACTAGATCGCTCAACAAATCATTTTCTAAATTGTCAGTCGGATCAATACCCAACCGACGTTTAATTTTTGCAAGTTGGGTCGCTTCCATCTGCTTTTATTCCCCTTCGATAGTTTGGGCAAGTGCTACTAGATCCGCTTTTTTGGCGTCCGCTTCATATTCTACGCCTGATTTTTCTAGTAACTCTTTCAATTCTGCCACTTTCAATTTTTCAAGTGGTTTTTCTTCAGCTTCTTCAGCCGGTGCCACTTCTTCAGTCGGTGCTGGTGCTGGTGCTTCCGCTTTACCTTCCGCAATAATCACACCTTTACCAACTAATTCAGCAATTCGGGCGCCTGATACAGTAAAATCAGGGCGCGGGTATAGGTCACCGACTTCATAAAAGCGGTTATTATCTTTGGTATCAATGATATTTTTAGTTACAATATAAGCCATTGACTACCCCTTTCTAATCTAATTAGACGTTTTCGGCTGTTGCTGTCAATTTAGCAAACGCATTTGCCTTAGTAACCATTACAGCAATATCCATAGTTACGCGAACCGCTACCATTTCTTGTTCAAACAAGTTAATTGGTGTACCGTCTGAATTTTTCATGGTAGAAATTTGGCCTTCTTCAGAAATCTTGAAGTTAATGTTGTAAGGTACACCATAGATCAAGCTGTTGAAATCACCGGCCAAAAGGTCGCCTTTCTTAAATTGTTTTGATTTAAGATCAACTGTAGTAATACCATCAATGGTATTAGTTGCTTTGTCGTAAATTGATTTCTTATCACCGTCACGGCTTTCACGCAATGCAGAACGGTTTTGAACCTTAGATACAAAGGCATTAGGGTTAATATCAGCTTCATAAAGCTTATCTTCCAATTTAAGAAGGTTTTCATAGTTGATTGGTCCAACAACAACCTGACTAGAATCTTTAGCAGACTTAGCAACTGAATTTGCAAAAGGCGTTTCATGGCCCAAAAGTCCAGCTTCATCAATCTTAGTATAGAAGGCTTCCACGATCTGCGGTTTCATGTCTTCAAAGAATTTTTCCCATGTATAATTAAGGGCTTCACGGGAAGCAACTAGGATAATACCCAATTTGTGAGCTTTAAGAGTAACCGGAACGACTTCAGGTTTGTCAGTCTTGATTTTTTCGGTTTCATTCACCCAATAAGCTGAAACCCCGTCTGTTTGGACATAAACGGTTTTTTCTTGCAAACCGTCCATTTCATGATATTGACCAAGTTGCATTACTACGGAGTTTTCTGCCACGTCCTTCATAATGATATCAGTCATTTTCTTAGTAAAAGTTCCGTCTTTCTTTTCTGAAACCAATACTTTATCCGGGTTAAAAGTTTGTACTGTCATATTTTAAAATTCTCCTTTAAGGTTATTTAATGATTCGGGAACTTCTAAAAATTTCCCCTTTATCTGTGCTTTCGGTCCCGTTAAGTTCGGATGAAACTTTAGGGGGTTCCGATTGCGAATATTCAGCCTTGATCTCGCTGATAATGCTTTCAAGGTCTGAAATAGCTTGTAAAGTACCTTCAGCGGTATCTTTAACAACAAAAGAAATCACTTTATCATTTACCGGAAGTTTCCGGCTAGAAAGTGTTTTAATCGCTTCATCTGTCAATTCTCGCTTGGTTTGTTCTTTCTCTAAACCGGCGATCTTATCTAGTAAAGCCTGCTTTTCTGCTTCAGCTTCTTTCCGGCGGTATTCTTCCAATTCCTTGCCGGTCAGTTCGCTTTCTGCCTTGTATTTCTCCAAGGCTTTAGAAATTGCGTCCGCTGTATCTTTGGAATGTTTTTCTTCCAAGGATTTCAAACGGCGTTGCATTTCGGCCACTGATACCATCTTTTCGGTTTCTTGTGTCGGAGTGCTAGCTTGTTCCTCAACTATTTCCGGTGATTGTGGTTCAACAACCTGTGTATTTTGATCTTCTGCCATTAGTAGGCTCCTTTCTACGCTTTTACGGGCAACCCCCCCGAACTCATGCAACTTTTAACGTCTTCAGCACGGTTTGGACAAAGAAAAAAGAAGGTGAAATTCTAAATTTCATCTTCTTTTAGGTTTCAACAATCATAGTTGAACATGAAGAAACAAAAATATTTTTTATTTCTAACTCACATTCCAAAAAATCTACCGGATAATCACCATCCAGCCATTTTTCGCCGTGTGTTACGTTAAAATAAGTTCCTTCTTCTGCAAATTCAGCAAGCTCTTTTACTTTCATTATTCATCTTCTTCATTTAGTTTAAAATCGTTTAAGGTGCTACCACCTTTTTTATATTTTAGCTCAATATGTCCATAGCCTGAACACCTACAGTTTGGGTGCATTGGGTACATATTCACGCCCTTTTCAAGTTCATCAACCGGGAAGGCCTTGCCATCCAAAGGGGCGCATATTTCACACGCTCCCGGCTCAGCTACAAAAATGAAATGTGTGAACTCACCAGCCACCAGCATTTCTTTTTGTGTGTCCGCATTGATTCGGGCTATTTCCGTCTTGATCAACCTTTCAGCACTTGACCGGCTAGCGCCGTATTTCTTAGCTAGCCTGTCCCGTTCCTGCTTATAACCCATCATATCCGTATAAATACGGTTCAAGGAAGCAAAAACATCCTTTTGTAAGGTTTGCTGTAATCCGGTTTTACCCCAAACCCTATTAGAGAATGATTCACCGTAAAAATCAGCGTCTAAAATCGCTTCTAGGCGCTTTTTCACTCCCTTGGATGAATTACCCAAAATCCCCGCTTGGCGCTTAAATTCGCTTAGTATTTCATCCCTACGGGCCTTATCAAACATTTCATAAGTTTCCGCTGTCAGGTTTTGTATTTCCAAGTCTAATTCAGCTTTTAAGAGTTCCAGCCGGCTTACTTTCATTTTTAAGTTATAAACTCTTAACCATTCATTAGTAGCTAAGCTGAAATCTTTTTCTTTTACGGCTTTATAAGCTTTACGGTTGAACTTAGTAACGTCCATTCTGTCAGCCCGTTTCATGGCTTCTTGTTTGGTCAAGCCTTCACGGCCGGCATAATTGATATAAAAGCGGTCTATTTGGGCTTGTAGGCGGTTATAAGATTCCTGATAGATTTCAACCAAGATTCTTTCTCGCTCTAAATCCCGTTTCATCAAAGCGGTCTGGGCTTTCCTTTCCGCGTTGTATCTCCTATTGTCCGCTATCTTCAGATTCATCCGCCACACCTACGCTTTTCGTTCTTTCAAAATCGCTTGCGCCTTCTTCTTTCTTGATTCGGTCAATTTCCGTTTCATAATTGGTAAAGCTTGCGTTATTAAGTAGGGTTTCTTGTGATACTTCCCCGCCCGCTTCAATGTAAGCCTTAATTTCAGTCCATACATCTTGCGGAATGTTAGGGTGAAAAGTGAAGGTCAGCTTGTTCGCTTCGATTACCGGGCCATTTACAGCCTTATGAATGTTACTAATCAGTTCATAACGCCGGCGCAAAGCCTTAGTAAAGTATGTTTCTTTGTCTTTGCGGACTTGCTCAAGTCCAATCATCTTATAAAGTAAGGCAATTCCGGACTGTGTGGAATTGAAACGATCATCATCTAGGTTAGGAATACGGCTGAAGCGGTGAATGTCATTCGCCAAACGGTTTTTATAAGCTTCCGTTCCGCTTACGTCATATTGTTTGTAAATATAGCCGGCGTCCGCTGTCGTTTGCTGACCCGTTGCGCTGATACCTGTTTGAAGTAGTAGCGTATTTGCGTCCTTCATCTTGGCCACGTTGTCAGCCGTTGCCCCGATAGCTTCCAAGTCCCCCTTAATCAATAACATGGCGTCATTGAGATCACTCATATAGTTAGCGGTGTCTGATTCGCTAGCGTCGTAAGCGTCAATCAGGGAGATTTCACTCTCATAGTCGCCCATTCTGTAACGATTGTTCCACCATTCAACAACCGGGATATCGTTGTAATTGTGTTTGGTGATTTCATCCACTTTAAGGCTAGGCGAATAATGGACAAAAGGTTTATAGGTGATAACCTGATCTTTGGTGTACACCGTCATGTTTACCATACCGTTATAAATAGGTAAGTGGACGGCCCCGATTATGTTTTGTTCTACGGTTAAATCACGAATTACAAACATTTCAAGCGGACTGATCAAAACAACCCGATCCATATTATCCCGGTCCCGGAAGTGATACTCATAAGCCCGGCCATATACTGAAGCGTCAAAGGCTAGATCATTATTCAGGGCGTTAATATCATTATTCCATTCAATTTCTTTAATGGCCTGAAGTTGGTCTTTGTTTCCACCTTCCAGCACTCCCACGGTTACCGGATTCCCGATAACGTAAGAAGTAGCAAAGCTTGAAATATAACCGCCCCAGCGGTGCCTTACCCGGTAATCGGCTTTTTCTTTATCCAGCCGGCGTTTCCCGTATAAAATACTATGGTTTTCCCCTTTAGCGTATGAAGCCAAAATGCGCAAGCGCTTTTTCTGACTGTCAAAGAACACGCCTAACATATTCTCCAAGGCTTTCTTCCCTTCAGGGGTTTCTAGCAAGGCTTCACTAGAAGAATATCTAAAGGGTTCATTAGAAGCACTGTCAAAGCGTAAAGAATCGCTTCTACTTCCTACTTCAATATCTAAACCGTGTTCAAATTCGTTTACATGATCCATTTTCTACCTACCTTCTAAACAAGCGATTTACTTTTGAAATCGTCTTATTAACGTCTAATTCTTTCTTGGCTTGGAAAATTCTATCTTGGATAGCGTAGCGCATAGCGTCCAAACAATGGTTATAGCTGTCCACCGGTTCATTAATGTATTCATTAGTTGCCCGGTCTTTCTTCCAAGTGTAATTCTCTAATTCCTCAATAGTCTTTACACATCTTTCATCCACGATAATTTCATATTGAAGTATGTATTGAATCCCTTGCATAACTGATCCGGGGCCTTTCATAACATCAATTACCCGTGGAATGTCTAGGTTCCTTAATTCCTGATTAGATTTCTTTTCAGCGCTATCAGCCCTAATAATCTCTTTAGCATATCCAAGGGCTTCAATTGCTTCCGCTATCTTGTCATTCGTAAGGCCCTTTCTTACATATTCTTCCACGATATAAAGACGCCTATTTTCATCATCAATTTTAATGTGCATGAAGGCTGAGGGGTCATTGATAAAACCATAGTCAAGGCCAAAATAGGACGGGAATTGTTTCAATTCTTCCTTGTTTAAGAGTTGCTTCTTATACTTCGGAAATACCAGCTTGTCCAGCGTTGCGAACTCGCCCAGCGCGTATATTTTGTAATAAGCTTCATTCCGGTTAGCTAGTTCCTCAATGTTTTCTTTTGTGAGATCATCAAGAAACCTGTTATCCCTATATGTCGTTTGATAAATAACGGTATTTTTGGGCTTCTTCACAAAGAACGCGTTATAAACCCAATTAACTTTAGATACCGGGTTAAACATCAAATAGATCTGCTTCTTAGGGTGTTTCTTATCCCGCAAACGTAGCGTTAATTGTGTGTAATCATCTAAAGTAAATTCTGAAGCTTCTTCCATGATTACATCTGAGATCCCCTTGATAGACTTAATTTTTTCCGGGTTATCTAACCCCTTGAAAATAAATTGGGCGCCGTTTGGCAACTCTATCCGGTAAGCGGAATTATTAACCTTACAAGCACCAAGTAGGCCCCACGTTTCCAAGCATTGTTTGACGTCTTCAAAAATCGAATCGTAAACGCTGGAACCAACTTTACGCAAAAAAAGAACCTTCCTTGGGTGTTTCCAAGGCTGAAGGCTCTTAAATACTATCTTTTGAATAACTCCATGACTTTTCCCGGATGAAGCACCGCCATAGTGAATTTCCGTGAAGGTGTCATAGTCGGTCAAGTGGTCGTATATATGCTTATTGAAAACACGGCTGGGATTCGTAATTTTTATTTTAATCTGTGGTTTCT